TAATGGTTAAAATGTGGCAAGAAAAATTCTATAATAATAATTTAGTTGGTGTTAAAATGAATAATCCACCATTTGAAAAAGTATGTGAAGCATTTGGATGCAAGGGTATTAAAATATATTCTAAATCAAGTCTTCATAGAAAATTAAAATTTATCTTAGATTATAATGAGGGACCAATTGTAGCAAATATTATAACTGACGAATCAGAAAGTGTACTACCCATGGTATCACCTGGTAAAGCATTAGATGATATGATTATTGATGAAAATACAAATAACCAAAAAATGACCGGAGAAGCACCTTGTTAAACTTACCATTTAATATCTTCCATTTTATTTATAACCATAATAGTTGATTTAATTAATTTAACAATATCATCAACTGTTCCTTCTGGTTGTGTATCTGTATATCCGGTATATTTTTTAATGTAGGCACGATATTTATGCATATAAATATTTTGATGACCTCTTCCTCTATTTGCACTATGTTTTCCAGGAAACATTCTAGCAGTTGCTCCTGCATGTAGACTTGTAACTAAATAATCAGTAAATCTATCACATGCATATATATCAAAATTATTCATAATAATTTCCTTACTATTTGTATTTATTTTATTTTGAGTATATCTATCAATTATATATGAAAGTCCAAATACTTTTTCAGTATGAAGAAAATAATGTTCACCTATTATTTTTTTATTTTCTAAAATATCTTTTAAATTATTAATCATTTTTTTAAACATTATTGTATTTGATCCAAATAAATGATCTGAAATATAATAATCTGAACCATAAAAAAATAAATTATTCGTTATTAATTTATTACTACCCTTTATTATACTAATATATTCCGCCATATCAACATAATATTCATCACTTCTATGTTTAATACAAAATTCAGTATTAACACCAGACATAACACGATAAATATTATACATCTGATAATACATATTTCTTTCAAAATGATATTTTTTACTAACAGCATCTGCTACAAATTCAATATCAACATTTGTATGTTTATCATTTGTTGATTGGATAAATTTACCATATGAAAAACAAATTACACGATTTATATTACATATATTTGATACATATCCACAAATAATAAATGTTAAATCATCTATATGATTATTATGTATATAAAAATACATCCATAATTCATGATCATATAATTTTTCAATTGTATATAAATTGAAGTTATCTATTTTTAATTGTTCATCTATAATAGACGATATATAACAAATTTTTTTAATATTTGTATAATCTTTAGGTAATTCATTACATACAATTAAATTATCAGTATATGTTTCTACACTTTTTGGAATTTTTATTATATCTGGACACAAATTTATTATGTTCATATAACTAAATTTATATTATTATAATAAATCTTTAACCAATTTTAATATATTATCACGTACATCATTTTTCATGTCTTTATATGCATGAAATACTCCAAAAATTAATGTAGAACATACTAACATAACATCTTCAAATAAAATGTTTGGTTCATTTAATGTTATCCACTCATAGAAGAAATTAATAAATTTATAATTGTATAAAGGTTTTCTTTCATGGTATAATATTTCATCAAAACCAATTAAACTTTGTAATATTTTTGCATAATCATAAACTTTATCTCCACTCAATGATAATTTACTATTAATAATACCTTTCATATCTATAAATTTATATTCATCATGATATGTTATTAAAATATTACTAAACCAAAAATCTCCATGGATAACTGAAACAATATTATTTTCTATTCTTGTTGAATAATCATCCAATCTTTTTATAATAAGGCTGTATATTTCATAAGCATTTTCAAAATTATAAATTTCTTTATTTTGAAATCGTTGAGTTAATTTACTAGTATAATGATTTTTATAATCAGAAATGTCAAGTCTATTATTATTATTATCACTACATATAGAATGAATTTCTTGTAAAGATTTTAATAATTTCTCAAAAAGTATTAAACTATATGTGTTATTTATATATAGATACGATATAGGTATTCCATTTATTTTCTCTAATTTTAATTCTATATTACTATTAATCTTATATCCATAATACTTCACAAAATATTTTGTAAAATCTTGGAGACATTTCATATTTTCATAATAAAATAATTCTCCTTTTCCTATTTCTAAATCAACACTCTTAATAATTCTTTCATCAATACACTTAATATCATTATATTTGTTATTATCTATTTTATTATCAATATCATCATTTATTAATTGATATTCTCCTAATAACTTATAAATACGCTCATCATAAGGATTATATGCTCTATCATCAATATAAATATCTCCAATTGGTTTTCCAAATATTAATTCATCATATGGTATATCAAATTTTTCAAGTGTATCGAATGTTATTCTCCCAATATCTTTTATAACTGCTCCTATATTATTTTTATGAGTTGCCATCCTTCTAGCAGTATATATAATTATTGTATGTCCATCATTTTTTAATTTTTTAGCAAGATTAATCATCTTTGAAATAGGTTTAACAGTACTATAATCACCATAAACTTCCGGATATGTTACGAGTGTATTATCTAAATCAAATACATAACGTAATTTTGAAATTACATTAGTCTTTATTAATTGTTGTGGAGTTCCTAAACTAACAGTTTTATTAATTGTTATATTTAATATTGATTTATTATTTTTAATCAAATAATTATATATGAGTGACATATAAAATTCATTTCTACTCTTATCATTATTTTCTAAGATTTCTAAAAAAACATCATTAAACTCTTTCTTGTTTTTAAATCCATAACATCCTATACATATTATATCACTTATTTTATCTTTTTCTTTTATGTTTATAATGTAATTATCATTATTAATATTGCAATATGAATATAATGCTTCTTTTTCATTGTTGAAATTTGTTAATATAAAATTACTATCATATTGTTTATTTAAATATTCATATGTCTCTTCCGGATAAATTGTGTCATTATCTATAAAAATTATATTTTTATCATCAATTTCATTATATATTTGATTTAATCCAATGTATGCACTCTCAGATGCTCCACGAGTAAAATAATCTAATAAAATAAAATTAAACTTTATAGATGGAAACATGTTAATTAATATTTGTTTAAAATTACAATTCTCTAATTTTTTATTATAGATTATATATAAATTATAATCTAGCACTTTTTCTAAATTAAGTGATTTAATTGTATGATAAATCATTGGTTTTCCATTTATTAAATTTAATGGTTTGGGATATATCGATTCAAATCTTGTTCCCTTTCCTGCACATAATATAAAAATGTTCATTTTTATATTATATTTATTTTTTTATATTTAATTATCTAACTAATTATATAACGAATATTATATGGATTATTTAGGTTTTATCAAAGGTATTATTTCACAAATTGTAGAAGTACTTAAGTCAATTATTGAAATTGCAAAACCAATCTTAACTCAAGTAGTTTCTGTATTAGTTCCAATAATAATAGGAATCTTTACATATCTTAGTGGTGTTAATTACTATGGAATTGTAACAAGCAAACCATTTATTAATTTCATACTATTTTTAGTATTTTTATTTTTTACATACGCATATCTATCAATGTATCAACCGAAGATTTTCAAAAAAATTGTAGACTTCTTAACTTTAAAACCACCCGCTCCTGAGAAAAATAAATTTAAGTTTAATTCAAGTGTTGATATATCTATTGAAACAAAATAAAAAATATTTATACAAATAATATTTATATAAATATATTATATGATCGCATATTTTTTAAATTTTTTCTCAGGTAATCAAGCATTTTTATTAATGGCATTTGTAATAGCCTCGATATTATACTTAATCTATTCTTATAGTCATATGTATAATGTTAAAATTAACTTCAAAAATTTTTGTTTAAACAGTGATTACTTTAAAGTTAATATAGATTCTCCTTCATGTCAACCAACTGCTGTTCAACCACAAGTTGTTCAAACACCAGTTGTATCAGTCACACCAGCATCTCCTATAGGAGGAAATATTTTACCAAATGTAGCAAATATACCTGTTAAAACAGTTACGCCTACATCTACAAAATAATTATTATCTTCTAATATTTTAGTAAACTCATCAAAATTTAATAAACTCATATTATGACATGCAATTATATTTTCTAATTTAATTGGACATCTTCCTTCACTAACTCCCCATTGATATTCAATTGGTTTTGTATATTTTACACAACATGAACCCTCTTGATTTAATGGTGAATATCCTTTATAATTACATCTAAAAAATGCTTCATTATTTGTAACGATTTTTGAATTTATATGTTCTAATTGAACAAAATAACCTAATGCTAAATCACATCCAACAATCGCATCATTTCTATGATTCATATGACACACAAGTTTCCATTCATTAAACATATCCTCTAACATATAATAAATTTTTTTTAAACATCCGAATGATAAAATAATACCAGCACCTCCATCGTGATGATAAAAAATATGTTGTCCAAATTCTTTATGATATCCATGTCCTCCAATATATAAATTATCATTGTAATTGAAATTTTTTAGATATATTAATAATTTTTTAATGTTTACATATGTATCTGTTCCACATATATAAACAAACTTTGTATCATAATTATCACGAATATATTTTAAACCAAGATTTTGTTTATCTGACGCAGAAAAATGATCATTTGAAACATTTGGTAAATGAATATATTGTTCTCCTATTAAGTCAGTCTTTTCTTCACCTAAAAAATATAATAATTTAATATTATATTGTAATGCAATTTTACCCCATGTTTCATTGATCTTTAGTATTTCATTTTTATACTTTGGAATTGTATCACATCCAAATATACAAAATATTATATCATACATATTTTAATTATATATATATGTTTTTAAGCAAATGACCAATTTAAAAAGAAATTAATAATATATGTATATAATTAATATTCTATGGCAACAAATACAGGGCGTATTGTAAAAGAAATAGAAGAAATTAAAAAAAATGTAGATAAAAATTTTAAAATTTCTGTATCTGATTCTAACATGATGGATTGGTATATTCTATATCATAATATAGATGATTCTCGATTTGTTGGAGGTGAATTTATCTTACACATAAAGTTACATGAAGGATACCCTTTTAAAGCTCCAGATTTCAAATGGTTAACTCCAAATGGAAGGTTTGAAATCAACACCAAGATTTGTTATAATATTTCAACTTATCATGAAGGAGAATGGAATCCCTTGTGGAGAATGAGAACGATTATAATAGGTATCTTTTCTATGTTACTTGATAGTAAGACTAACGGCATCGGTCATATCCCAGAAACTAGTTTAGAAAAGCATAAAGAATTTTCTAAAGATTCTATCCAATTTAATAAAATAAATGTATTGGCAAAATATAAATGTGAATTCTAGGCCTTACACATCTTTTTACTATATCCAATTACAGCACATGCAATTCTCTTACCAGCATTACCTGTTTTAAGAGATTCAGTATCTCCACCTTTTCCTAGATCATCTGTTTTTCCATGAATAACAATTGATCTACCAATTATACTTAAATCTTCTCCTCTTAATTTAATCATATTATCTTCAAATTTTATTTTACATACTCCTTTTTCATCTGTTGTAATATTACCTAAATCTCCAACATGACGAACTGTTGAATCTTTTCCTCCATGAGTTGTATTATAAGGATTGAAATGAGCACATGCTGATTTACATCCATCACTTAAATCACCTGCTTCATGGATATGGAAACCGAGTTTAGAGCTTGGAGGTAATCCTGATAGATTTATATCTACAAGGACTGTATTAGATGTAAGGTTTTCATAGAAATGAACTGTTCCTTTAATTGTTGGAGTGTCAAGATAGGCTATTCCGATTACTTGTCTTGGATAGAAGAAATCATAACCATATTTATAAAACATAAGTATAACAATAAATAATTGAACTATTAAAGTAAATATACTAACATTATATTCCATAATGTTTGAAGAGATAAAAAAATTGGAACTTCATTCTAATTTTTTGATATTCATAAAAAAATTGAAATTTTAATTATATATAGATCCTATCAATTCTTTAAATTGCCCTAGCCTCTAGCCCTCTACTTCTGCATCTACTTCACTACAGCCAAAATGGCCGCCGTTGAAGTCGTCAACCCCAAGATCGAGCACGAGTATAACATGGTCAACTGCTCACCGTACAACCTAGTCTGCACGAAGCTGACGTGCCAAGTCTGCAAGGCCAACAATGGCGACCCACTTCCCGACGGCAAGCTCGTCAAGGTGCTCACCTGCTACTACGCAGGTCCCAACATCTCCTCGTGGAACGCGATGATGAGCAACATCGGCTATATCGTCTGCGAGAACCCAGAGTGCCAAAGCATCATCGACAGGATGATCAAGAAGTTCTCGGCAGCCTGCAATGCGCTGGGATTTGCCGGCATCTCGCGCTAGAAGACGCGAGAATCCCTGAGATTGGGAAAAACAAAAAATTAATTTATTAATTCTTTGTTTTTATAAAATAATTTATTCCTTGAAAATCTTCTCAATACATTTCTTGAGTTCTCCAAGTTCTAATTTCCATCTTGCGATCTCACTCATTGCTTCGATCTTTGCTAGTTCTTCTTCTAATTCATCTATCTTCTTCTGTAATTCATCTATCTTTTCTTTACTTAATGAATAGATTGGCATATGTAATAGATAATCATATGATTTATTTTCTGACAATTTCGGAAATTCAAGTTTAACTAATTGTTCTACAATCTTCTCCTTCGTCTGATTATTCACAATTATTTTGTTATCAATAACTCCACGAATGAATTTCATCTTCCATTCTAATACATCTAGTTCTCTATTGAGTTCATCTATTTGATGTTGTTTTCTCTTCTTGTAATACTCTAATCTTACATCATAGAATTCACGAAGGATATCATAGATTGTTTCGTACTTTTTAATTACACTACGCTTGTTAAAGCTATGCATATTTGTAATTGTTTCTTTATTAACTATCTTCAATACACTCTCCAACTTCTTCTTCTCAATTAAATCAAATAAGTTATCATCCGTGAATTGAATCTCAAAATATACTGACTCATCTGTATTTTTATCACGATATCCCTTAATGATTTTATCCTCCTCAAGTTTATCTAAATATTCCTTATACACAGTTGTCCATGTACCAACAGGTAATTCAGAAATGATTACCTTGCTTGTATCTTTCTCTACCTTGTAAAGACCCTTCAGATTAAATCCATTATCTGCTTTCTCAACTTTACCTTTAAATCCACGATACCATGGATACATTTCTTTAACAGATTTATTATCCATCATCAAAAATATATTATCAATGATTTGTAATGGATTATATTGGAGAATAGTTGTTGAGAAACCAGTTCCAATACCTTGAGCACCATTTACTAAAACCATCGGAATAATCGGTACATAATATTCTGGTTCAATTGGTGTTCCGTCATCATTTAAATATGTCAGAATTGGTTCATCTTCTGGTCTAAAGATTAAACGATTCCATTCTGCTAAGTATGTAAAAATGTATCTGGCAGATGCTGCGTCTTTACCACCAAGAAGCCGTGTGCCCATCTGACCTGATGGATACAAAATATTTAAGTTGTTTGATCCTACAAAGTTTTGAGCCATGCCAATAATAGTTCCTTGTAAGGATGCCTCGCCATGGTGGTAAGATGTTTTATCAGAAACAAATCCTGATAATTGTGCTACTTTAATTTCATCTTGTTTCTTAAATAACTTTCTTAATACACATCCATATTGTACCTTTCTCTGTGATGGTTTTAATCCATCAATCACACTTGGAATACTTCTATTAATATCATCGTTTGAAAAATGGATAAGTTCACGATGAACGAAATCATAGATTGGAACTTCTTTAACATCATTTTGAATTATCTTTGACTTATCATATTTCATTAACCATTCTTTACGATCATCCGCTCTTTTCTTTTCAAATGCCAATGTAATCGCATCATAACAAATATGTTCCTTATTAACATCATCAACAGACGTTGTTTTTGATTTTTTAGTTCCACGTTTTTGTGATTTCTTTGACGATGTAACACTTTCTTCATCATCATCAGATACAGGAGAATCACAATAAATTGATTTATCTGCCCATGTATATTTAATTAATTTATTTTCTAAATCATTAAAATATTCTTTGGCTTCTTCTCTGTTAGATGTACCCAACCCCTTATAATACTTAATATGCCATGAATTGGTATCAATTTTGTTCTTCCATGTTTCATATTCAGTTAAGTTATAAAAAGTCTTCGTATCTTTACCCTTACTTGCTTTCACAATTGGAGTCGCAAGTGAATGAATAAAATCTAACTTGATCAATGAAGGGAAGAAATGATGGAAAAAGTTCATTACTAATCCTTTGATATGGTATCCATCAGTGTTATGAACTATCATTGATCCTACACCTGCTTGAAAATGATGATTTTCAGTTTCTAGATCATATACTTCTATTTCTTGTTGTCCTAGATCAATAATTTTTTTAATTTGATCTGGATTAAATTGTTGTGTTCCTTTTGTTATAGTAAGTACATATACTTTAGGCTTTTTTGGATTGTGATTTATTGATACTTCGTATCCTAAACTTTTACATAATAAATATAGTCCTTGAGATGTAATTTTACTTGCTACATCAAAAAATTTACAATCTTTTGTTTTTGATCCATCACCATCATAATATCCATCAAAAAATTCTTGACGTATGTTATGATTATTATTTAATATATCAATTGGAACTTTTTTATCTGTTGGTGAAAATGTTTCAAAGTCATTGTAAAATAATAATCTATATCTATCAACAAATTCACGAACTTTTTCACAACCATTTACTATCAATTTATAACATATTGAACTATTTTCACTGGCATCTTTTGAAAGAGCACATTCAATAATTTTAAATTCATATTTATATATTTTTTCTAATTTAAGTTTAGCTTTTTTTAAATAATCAAGATTTGTATTTACAATTGCCCATGCAATAGATTCACGATGTGTAGTGTATGCTTGAGATCTATCTTTATTTTTGTAAGTATGATCCCAATAATATGTTCCACAAGAACCATCAGCAAAAAATAATCCCATTGCATATGCCTCTTCTTCATTTATATTATAATCTATCTTATCAAATTTATGATAATATCTATTATTAATTTCTGTTATCTGTTGTATTAATTTATCTTTCGGAATATTCTGATAATATCTAATTTTTAATCTTGACGCATATGTCCATATTTCACGAACTTGTAATTCTGCTAAATTATTTGGTATTAAAATTTTGTGTTCTTTAAAATGCGGAAATGAATGTAATAGTTCATTACCAACTTTAATATCTTTTGGCGATATTTCTGTTGCATCTTTATTTAATAAAGAATGATCTTCTGTTACATCAACACAACCAGTATGAGTTAATACTCTAAATATCTTTTTATTAACTTTATGTTTCATTACTTTTTTAATCTTTGTCCATCCTTTTTCTGTCCATATTTCATAATCAGATACTCCATAATCTTTATTATTTATAATATCTTTTTCCCATTTTGTACTTATATCTTGAATATTTTTTATATCTAAAATATTATTTTTTCTTAATAATAATGGAGTATCTCCAGTAACACTATCTTGGTCAGTCAATATAATTACAGAACCATATCTCAAATCAGATGCTGTCTTATACTCTTTATTGTGTTGTAGACCTAGAATCTTCTTAATATTAATCATTTCTTCGTTTTCTAATAGCTGTTTAGCAGTTGCTTCACGAACGTTTAAGAGTTTTCCTTTTAACGGGAATACACCATAGCGACAATTTCCGTCTTGAACAGCGGAACGACCTGCCATAGCAAGACCTTTAGCACTGTCTCCCTCAGTTAAAATTAGACGACATTGAACAGATTTTTTAGTTCCTGCCCAATCTGCGTCTTCTAATTTAGGAATACCTTTGATGTTGTTAGTTTTCTTACCATCAGTATTTTTAAGAATAACTTGATTCTTAAGATTTGCCATTTGAATAATTTGTTCAACAATTCCTGACTTAATGACTTTCGCCATTACTTTATCATTCATCTCATAAGTTGAACCAAAATCTGTTTGTTTAGTTTTAAGTTCTTCCTTGGTTTGAGATGAAAATGCCGGATTAATAATTGTACAATCAATAAAAATAATAAGATTCTCTTTTATAAGTTCATCTTTTATCTTTAAATCTTTGTTCTTTTTTGCGATAGCTTCTTTGATCTTCTTAATAAGTCCTTTCATAATGTAATCTACATGATTACCGCCTTTGTATGTACTGATCCCATTGACAAAACTCTTTTGTTCAAAGTTATTATCAGGTTTATATATTACACCAATCTTCCATCTTTCTTGTTCATCAAAATTAACATCTTCATCCGGATAATATAATGAAATATACTTTTTAAAATTATTACTTTCTATCTTTTTATCATTGTAATAAACTTTAAGTTTTTCTCCAAGTCCAGCAATATCAAATGCTCTCTTTTTGAAAAGAGCTACAATATCATCAGACAGTTCGGACAAACCGAATTTCTTAAGATCGGGATAAAAAGTAATTTGAGTATATGATTTTAATTTATAATCAGTTACTTTTGGTTTTGTTCTTGATCCCATGTTGTTGGTAAACTCTTGATAGAATTTTCTCTTTCTTGTTTCATCAACTGTCTCAAGAATAAACTTTGTACTAAAAATATTTGTAAGTTTGGCACCGTAACCATTACGTCCACCAGTTGTTCTCTCTTCATTATCATCGTAGTTGGTTGAAGTTAATAGTTCTCCAAAGATGAGTTCCGGAACATAGATTTTATGTTGAGGATGAATTTCTACATCAATACCCTTTCCATTATTGAAGACGGATATTTCGTTCTTTTCTTTATCGATTGAAATTTTGATGGTATCACAGGTAGGATCATTCTTGGTGTGATCGAAGGCATTGACAATAATTTCATCGAATATCTTGTATAAGGCAGGAACATATTTAATATTCTTTTTGATGATCTTTTGTAAGTCATCGTCAAAAATGTCCATTGGCTCCTCCTGAACTTTAATGTCTCCGACATATGTATCTGGACGAGTTAATATATGTTCAATTGGAGTTTTCTTTTGATACTTTTGTTCCAACGTCTTATCTGCAGGTTTGTTTTTGTCCATCTTATAATGTTTTTAATATAAAGTTTATATCTTTATATTAAAATTATTTATATTCAATTTTTCTTAAATTTTATAAAATTTAAGAAAAATTAGGCTGAAAGATAAATTTTTACTAAAGTAAAATTATGCTTCAACAATAATGTAATCTGCGCGTACTGCTGCTGCTGCTGCTGCTGCTGCTGCTGTTAGTAATAAGCCTGGGCCTCCTCCTGCTGCTGCTGGTATGGCTGGTCTTTGTTGTGGTGGTGCTGCTGCTGGTGCTGGTGCTGCTGGTGCTGGTGCTGCTGCTGCTGGTGGATTCTCTGCGACAGTACCAGGAGCTTTATTAATGGCAACAGTATAGAAATTACCACCTGATTTATATAATCCTACGTAATTTGAATGTGTGCTAATATAATTTTGTTCTGCGGTTGCTAGTGCTGCTCCTCCTCCTGCTGCTGCTGCTGCTGCTGCTACTACTGCGTCTCGTGCTGCTTGTACTACATCTGCAATTGCCGCTTGGCGTCCGCCAGCATCAGCTCTTCTGACCGCATCATAAATACTATTATACGCCTCTGTTTTTCCTAATGCTGTAGCTTGATCAATTCTAGTACTACCGCAGACATATGGTGTATTAGGTGATAATCCTTGTAATACTGTAAGATTTATCGCTCCACCTCTCATTTTCTTGCCTGTTCTTCTTTTACCTCCTTTTTTGGTGGATTTTTTTGATTTGTGGCGTTTTCCTCCTTCTTGAGCGCCCGGGTGATTATTCCCTCCTTTTCTGCTTATTTTTTTGAGCTTCTCTTGGAGGATTTCTTGGATGAGCGGCGTCTGCGTCCACCAACTGCTACTTCACCTCCCTTTCTGGATCCCTTCTTTGATCCCTTCTTGGATGAGCGGCGTCTCTTACCTCCGGGCATGTTGGCTGGTACTTCACCTCCCTTTCTGGATCCCTTTTTGGATCCCTTCTTAGATGAGCGGCGTCTGCGACCTCCGGGCATGTTTGCTGGTACTTCACCTCCTTTTTTGGATCCTTTCTTGGATGAGCGGCGTCTACGACCTCCAGTCATGTTGGCGGGTACTTCACCTCCCTTTCTGGATCCCTTTTTGGATCCCTTTTTGGATCCCTTCTTGGATGAGCGGCGTCTGCGTCCACCGGGCATGTTGGCGGGTACTTCACCTCCCTTTCTGGATCCCTTCTTGGATCCCTTCTTGGATGAGCGGCGTCTGCGTCCTCCAGTTGTTTGGTTGGCTGGTACTTCACCTCCCTTTCTGGATCCCTTCTTGGATCCCTTCTTGGATGAGCGGCGTCTGCGTCCACCGGGCATGTTGGCGGGTACTTCACCTCCCTTTCTGGATCCCTTCTTGGATCCCTTCTTGGATCCCTTCTTGGATGAGCGGCGTCTGCGACCTCCGGGGAGGTTGGCAGGTACATTTCCTGGGAGATTTGCGGGTACATTACCTCCCTTTCTAGATCCCTTTCTAGATCCCTTCTTGGATGCACGTCTACGTTTTCCTCCCATCATTGGTACATTTTGGGGCATGTTTTGGGGCATGTTTTGGGGCATGTTTTGGGGCATGTTTTGGGGCATGTTCATTGGCATGTTCATTGGCATGTTCATTGGCATATTCATTGGCATGTTCATTGGCATGTTCATTGGCATGTTCATTGGCATGTTCATTGGCATATTACCACCTCTTTTAGAGCTTTTCTTTGATCCTCTGCGGCGTTTACCTCCGATTACTGGATTGGAACTCATTATGTATATATATTAATAATATAGAAATTTAATTTTAAGAATTATTAACTAAATTATTTTATGGAAAAAACTAATTTAAATTTCTCAACTGTTAAAACTAACTTAGATGAAAAAAATAATCGTCTTATCAAAAATAATTTTATTGATACAAATAATTATACAAGACAAAATTTGTATCAACAAAAGGATAATCAAAAGGATAATCAAAATGAATCTACAAATAATAATTCAAAAGATGAATATCTAACCAATCAAAGGTCTCGTTCAACAAATTCTAATGGTGGAGATTTAAGTGAATATACAAGAAGAAAATTAGTTCCAATAACAACTGGTTCTGAAAAATATAGAACAACTAGGATAAATATTGACTCATATTATCGTAATAAGTACCCTAAAAATGTTTTAGATTCAAATCAACATTTTTTAACTGAGAATGCTTTGTATTTTCAAGTAGGATCAGATTTATTAACAATTTATGATCCTTCACATGGATACTATTATGGTGATAATATAATAATTAAAAATGTAACAACAGTATTAGAAAATGTTAAGATATCATTTGAGAAGGACAATTATTATGTTAGAATTGAATTGAGTAATCATAATTTGAACCCATTATATAATTACATTGTATTAATTCAAAATTTTGTTGGTAATAATACGAATAACACAATTTTTGATAATATCAATATTAATTATATAAATAAGATACAAAATGTTTATTTTACAGATGGAATAAATATTGCAACAAATAATTTTTTTTATATAAAGATAAATATTAAACCAAATATTAACAATAACAGTTTATGTAATATAAATTTATATTCATTAAATGGTGTTCCATTAAGCAATATTAATTCAGATTATCCAATTAGTATAAACCAAGCACAGTCTTCATTAAATATTACTAATATAATTTCTCAAGATTATTATCAAGTGAAACTTTCTTTAAAAGCAACAATTGGATTAACAAATAATGTAAATTTAATATCTTTACAAAATGTTACAGGTGTTGGTGGTAGTAATATTATTATAAGTAAAATTGTCGGTGTAATAGAAGGATTTCCTGATGCAAATCATTTTAAGTACAATTTGGGTAGAAATTTTAATAATGTTAAAAAAATTAGATTATTATCAACAGAAATACCAAATACGGAAAAAATGATAAGATCATCTCCAGTTTCAAAACAGAATAATTTATTATATTGGCAAAATGTAGATGATGGATTAATAGAATATCGTATAAGTATTACAGAGGGAAATTATTCTGTGAATGATTTAGCAACTGAAATTCAATCACAAGTTATAGCTACTCCAAGACAAGGACAACTAAATGTAAATACATCAAAAATTGTTTATTTAAATGATCATTTTGCAACTGTGAATATCAATCAAAATAGTAATAAATTTGAGATTAGTTATTACACAACAGTTATTTTGACTCAAGCAATAACTAAATCAACATATAGTTTCGCAGATGGTTTCATTCGTATTATTGTAAATCATCCAAATCACAAATTAAATAGTAGTGATACAATTTTTATAAATAATGCGATTGATACAGAAGCAATTCCAGCAACAGCAATAAATGGAACTTTTACGATTGAAGCAATTACAGATGTAGATCACTATCAAATTAAATTAAGTAAGTTTAATGCAAGTTCATTCACTACTGCTAATGGTGGAGGTGATGCTATTAATATTTTAACACCTTTACAAACACGATTATTATTTAATAGGGTTGGAACAATTGGTAATTTACTTGGATTTCGTAATATTGGAGATTATAATGCAATAACAATATATTCAAAAAAAATTTCAAATACTATTGAATATGAATTAGATTCTAATTTAAATACCCTTGGTATACGAAATCCTAGTATAATAAATACTACATTACTTAACTTTAATGGTGACAACTATATATATTTAACATTGAATTACATTTTTAAAGATTCAATTGATATTCAAGGTATTAAAAATGTATTTGCAAAATTATTATTGTCTGGTAATCCAAATACTGTTATTTATAATGATTTCATTCAAATAGGTGAAGAATTTTTAAATCTAATTATATCATTAAGTGAATTAGAAATATTTTTCTATACATCCGATGGATTATTATATGATTTTAATAATATAAATGTGTCATTTACAATTGAATTATTTGAAGAAATTAAGTAATTTTATAACTGTATAATAAATTTTCATTTTTTTTTATTATATATAATATGTCTAGGCCAATTAATTACAATAATAATTCAGGTGGTGGTACTTCTACTAATTCCGCTGGAACACTAAAGATTATTAATAACCAAGGAGCAGTAGCAACTATTCCGAATCAAAATTCATTAACAGTTGATACATTAAATGTTAAAAATATATATTTATTAAATAGTTTATATACGAAAACTGATGTAAATATTAATGCACCAAATCGTTTACAAATTACTCAAGGATCTATAAATAATCAATTTAACTCTCCTGATTCTACTAAAGTATCATTAGTATATAATAATGTATATTTTTCACCAGACCCAAATGATGCATTTATGGTAACATTATACGCACCACATAAACTTATTATTGGAACAATTGGGAGACCTCTAGATTTAAATGCGTCTTTAGTCACAATGAATGCTTCTTTTACAGTCAATGGAATAACAACACTTAGTCAAACAATACTTAATGATCTAATTGTTAATAAAAATTTAACATATTCAGGACATGTATTTAATATGGGTTCATCAGACTTAGAGAATGTAATTATAAATTTCAATGGTAAAACAAGTACTGGAAATATTATTTATGTTTCAAAAACAGATTCATTTGAAATTAATAAGAATACTTTTATTGGAAGCGTAATAGATCCAAAAAATACAAATGTATATGGTAATATTTATGGATATTCAAATTTGATTGTGACAAATAATTCAAACATGCGTGGAAATTTAGTTGTTATAAAAGATGCAAATATATATGGTAATATTAATGTATTTTCAAATTTGAATATTACAAACGAATCAACATTTATTGGTAACGTAATTGTTCGTAAAAATGCAAGTGTATATGGTAACATTTATGGATATTCAAATTTGATTGTAACAAATAATTCGAACATGCGTGGAAATTTAGTTGTTATAAAATATGCAAATATATATGGTAATATTTATGCGTATTCAAACTTAATTGTGACATATGATTCTAATATATATGGTAATTTAGTAGTTATAAAAGATGCAAACATTTATGGAAACACTTATGCCTATTCTAACTTATTAGTAACATATGATTCAAACATAAATGGAAATTTAGTTGTTGTTCAAGATGCAAATATATATGGTAATATTAATGCATTTAAAAATTTGAACATCGCAAGTGATTTAACGATGTTAGGTAATATAAATGTTAGCAAAGATGCAAGTATATATGGTAATATCTATGGATATTCAAACTTATTTATAACATATGATTCTAATATAAATGGAAATGTAGCTATTGGACAAAATGCTAATATATATGGTAATGTCTATGCATTTTCAAATTTATTAGTAACATATGATTCAAACATATATGGAAACCTAGTTGTTGTACAAAGTACAAATTTATATGGTAATATATATGCACTTTCAAATCTATTAGTAAAATATGATTCAAATATTTATGGAAACTTAGTTGTTTTAAAAAATGCAAATATATACGGAAATATTTATGCATATTCAAATTTATTGGTTAAATATGATTCAAATATATATGGAAATCTAGTTGTTGTAAAAGATGCAAATGTATATGGTAATGTTTATGCCTATTCTAATTTAATAGTAAAACATGATTCAAATATATATGGTAATTTAGTTGTTATTAAAAATACAAATATACATGGTAACACTTATGCATATGGTAATTTGTTAGTAACATATGATTCTAATATATATGGTAATTTAGTTGTTGGAAAAAATACGAATGTATATGGTAACATTCTTACATATTCTAATTTATTAGTAACACATGATTCAAATATATATGGTAATTTAGTTGTTGGAAAAGATGCTGATATATATGGTAATGTATATGCGTATTCTAATTTATTAGTAACATATAATTCACAAATATACGGAAATTTGACTATTGTCCAAGATACGAATGTATATGGTAATTTATATGCATATTCAAATCTTTTAGTAACATATGATTCAAACATATATGGAAATATAATTATTGGACAAAATACAATTATTGGACAAAATACAATTATTGGGCAAGATGCGACTATATATGGTAATGTTTATGCATATGGTAATGTTTATGCATATAGTAATTTAATAGTAAACTATGATTCTAATATA